TCTTACAATGGTCATTTGCGGGTGGGTAAGGAACTTGCGGAGATAGACCGTTTTGCTTGTGATTGGCACCCGCCGATGTGGGTTTCCTTGGAGCAGGAAAACTTTCGCACCGAGTGCCAACAGCGGTATGGACGATATGCAGTTTTCTACTTCGTTTTTCAAGGCACCTACAAGTATTGGACAGATGAGTTTCCAATTTCTGAAGTCATCAAGTCGGTGCGGGAAATCTGCGCCAAGACCGGCTTGCGGCCAGTGTTTACAGGTGGGCCTTGGGATGCGGAAGATCGGCAGTTGCAATCCGTTCTGCGGGCAGTGCCGGAAGCGGTGAACATCATCGGGCGCACCACCGTTCAGCAGCTTTTCGGCCTGTTGCGTGGGGCCGAGTTGGTGGTGGGGTATCCTTCCGGTCTTACCATCATGTCGGGCGTGCTGGGTTGCAAAACCCTCTCAATCTGGAACACCTACTACAACCAGGACTTCTTCTGGCGTGCCGTGCCGCCGGATGTGCGGGGCAAAACCTATTTTGTGGACGTAACAACTGGACTGAAGGCAGAATATCTGGCGCGGCGTGCGCACTCCATCCTGTCTGGCAATCCGATTCCTGTGGAATCGTCGCCTTCGCGCACAAGGCTAGTCGCGCCGACCATCCCACCAACAGCATCACCGAAATCCGCCAGTGATTCTCCTTCAGTGACCGTGGCTTGTGTCTATAAAACAGGAGGGGACTTCACAGCAGAATACGTCCATAAGCTGGTTTCCGCCATCCGGCGGCATTCTTCTTTTGAATTGGATGTGGTTTGTTTGACAGACGACGCCGCACTGACAGGCAATTTCCGCACCGTGGCACTGGAAAAAGACTTGCCAGGATGGTGGAGCAAGTTGGAACTTTTCCGTCCGGGGCTGACTGAGAAGAAACGCATTTTGTATTTCGATCTGGACACTTTGATTTTGAAGAACATTGACCATTTGCTTCAGTTTGAAGCACCGTTTGCGGCACTGCTGCCGTGGAATTCCGCCAACCGTGCGCGGAAGCAGTTGGCCAGTGGAGCGATGCTTTGGGACCATGCGATGTTTTCCCAACTGTTCCATAACGGCTATCGACCGGAGCAGTTGGGCCAGTATGCCGGGGACCAGGAGTTTCTTTCCGAAAAGATCAACGCTGGACGCTACACCTGGACTCCGTTGCAAACCGTGGCCAAGATTCACAGCTATAAACGGGAGTGCCGTCGCCGGGTGCCCCGCGATGCTGAGATCATTTGCTTCCATGGCAAACCGCGTCCGCATGAGTTGCAGATTCCTTGGGTAGTGGAGAATTGGAGGTAGAAGAATATGCGCCCACCGATTTTTGTCACCGGATGTGCCCGCAGTGGAACCAGCATGACTGCCGGGGTAATCTTTCTCAGTGGGGCAAAGGGTGGGGATATGTTCGGCCCCACGCGGTGGAACCCACGTGGGATGTACGAGAACAAGATCATCCGCGAAGGGATGGTCAAGCCCTACTTGCGCAGCATTGGTGCAGACCCCATGGGGCAAAAGCCCTTGCCGGATCTTCAGCGGGTGCTGGCCGATGCCAATTGTGCTGAGACTGTAGGGGCGTGGCGCAGCAACATCCAGGCGCTGATGCGTGCGCAGGGGGTTGGAGAAGATGAGCCGTGGGCATACAAGGGGGCGAAGATGTGCCTGTTTTGGCCTTTGTGGCATGCGGCCTTTCCCGATGCCCGGTGGGTGCTTGTTCGGCGCACCGATACCGACATCATCAACTCCTGCTTGCGCACTCACTTCATGCGGGCGTACCGGGATGCGTTGGGCTGGCAGCGGTGGGTGGAAACTCATAAACAACGCTTTCAGGAGATGCGGAATGCTTTTCCAATGAACATCCACGAGGTGTGGCCGGAAAAAGTAATAGGCGGAGCGGTTGAAATATACTATAATATGCTCGAATGGTTGGGTCTCGTTCCGCCGGAAGATTTAATAGAAAAATTCATTGATCCGGTTCTTTGGGGGAAACGCAAATGAGGACCACTGCCGCAGAAGTCAAAGAGATCATGACCACTGGGTTGACAGAAACCCAAATCCTGCCCTTTCTCACCACGGCCAATGCCCTGGTGACGGCACGGTTGGCTACCAGCGGACTTTCCGATGCGACGCTGGAAGAAATCGAGAAGTATCTCACGGCCCATTTTGCTTCCATCAAAAGCAAGTACGCCATCCGCGAAAAGATTGGTGAAGCAGACTCCTGGACCGGCTACAAAGGCGGCGTGGGCCTGGATGCCACCCCTTATGGGGAAGTGGCCAAGATGTTGGATACCACCGGTACATTGGCCAATGAGTTGAGCAAGGAAACCGTGAGCATTGCAACCTTTGACTTTGCATTGGATGATGACGACTGATGAACCTTGCAGCGATGTTAAATCAGGATGCGACGTGGTGGGAAAAGACCGGCGAAGACGGCTACGGCAAGCCTTCTTTTTCCGCCCCTCAAGCAATCAAGTGCCGGTGGGAAGACTGGCGCTCGTTGTTGATCAGCCCCACGATGGAAGAGGTGCGGATCACAGCGAGGGTGTTTTTGGATTTTGCGCCAAGTGAAGGCGATTACGTTTGTTTGGGCACCAGTACGGAAACCAATCCGTTGGAAGTCACCAACGCCCGTGCGGTCCTTCGCGTGACCGGGATGACTTCCGTAGATGGACAAACCTTTCTCTACACGGCAGCGTTGTTCACTGCATGAGGGTTCGAGCAAAAGTCGAGGGTCTGGACAAGGTGGTGGCGAATCTCAACGCCGAGATCGCCAATATCAAGGATGCGTCCTTGAAGGGGTTGGTCTATGCTGCGTTGGAGATCAGTGCCGATGCGAAGAAGCTGACCCCGGTAGTGACCGGCAATTTACGTAACAGTGTTTTTATTACTTCTCCCAGCAAGGTGGAGGAAGGACTTCGCCCGGAGTTCAAGGACGGCCCACCGGGGGAATACCAACGTTCGGGTCATGCGGTACGGTTGTTGTCTGAGCATATTGCTTCCTTGACCGGCAACATCGCAGAATGCAAAGCCCACGGCTCTGAAGTTCATGTTGGGTATTCTGCCTTCTATTCCCCCATTGTCCATGAAAATCCAAGGGCTGGAAAAACAGGCGGTGTGAGTCCTTCCGGCTACATCTATCCCGAAGGTACCTACTCCACGGTGGGTCAGTGGAAGTTTCTCCAAACCGCAATTCAGAACAATATGGGTAAGTTGTTGAGCCTGATCGCCACGTTTGCCGGAAAGCCCAGGCGCAGTGGGAGGAAGCGTAAATGAGCAGTGCTGCCGATGATTTCCGTATCATCCTTGATGCCGATTCCAGCGTGGGTCTGTCTTTTGGCACGGATATGTTTGTTGGGGCAATGCCGGACACGCCGGATGCGTGCATTTCAATCATAGACACAGGAGGGCAGGAGCCGGACAGAGGACCATATGAGAAGGCTACAGTGCAGATTATGATCAGGGCTGGCGTTGGAGAATACATTGCTGGGTATAACTTGGCGAAGGCCGTGCAAGGGGCCTTGCACGAATACTACGGGGAACCAGATTCGGGGAGTTTTTACTACGCCGGTATTTGGACGACCGGTGAACCGTTTTACCTTGGGACGGATACCAGAGGCCGTCCTCTTTTCTCACTCAATTTCAGATACCAAAGGAGGTAACGAAAAATGACTACTGCTGCTTTTGCTGGTGTAGGGACATTGCTCAAACGTGATACGAATTCCATTGCGGAAATCAATTCCATCAGCGGACCCAACCTGACCCGCGACACCATCGACGTGACCAGTTTGAACAGCATCGGGGGCTACCGGGAGTTCATTCCTGGCTTTCGTGATGGTGGGGAAGTGACACTGAGTTGTAACTGGGTACGGGATGAATGGGACGATTGGTTGGCGGATTTCCAATCCGACACCATTCAGAGTTACAGCATCACGCTTTCCGACACGGCGGGAACAGTAATCAGCTTTAGTGCCTACTGCGTAGGTATGGGTGTCGAGGTGCCCATGGACGACAAGGTGACGAACGAAGTGACCCTGAAGATTTCCGGTGCCGTGACTCTCACCAGCTAAACACAACCTTGAAGGAGGTTCACCAATGCAATTCTTAACCAAAGAAGCAATCAAGTCCCTGGCCGCCAAGCCGCGTGTGGAAAAAGTGGAACTGCCCGAATGGGATGGGTTTATCTACGTTCGAGAGATGTCCGCCAAAGCCCGCGATGCCTTTGAGTCCAGCACGTTCGTCTTCGACAAGAAGGGCAACCTGGACAAAAACATGTCCAACTATCGGGCGCGTTTCGTGGTGTTGACGGCTTGCGATGAAGACGGCAATTTGGTGTTTTCGCCCAGTGATGCAGAGTGGTTGGGCGAAAAACAGGCGGCAACGGTGAGTAAGATTTACGATGCCGCGCAGAAACTCAACAGCCTTCCCACTGAAGAGGTGCTGGAAAAAAACTCCGACGCCCCCGCAGACGCTTCCTCTTCAGATTAGCCCTGGCGTTGGGGAGGACGGTTGCCGAACTGGAAGAAACCATAACGGAAGCGGAACTGGCCGAATGGATGATTTTCTACCAAAAAGAACCGTTCCTCCCACAGCGCATCGAGTACAGCGCGGCGGGGATCTGCCACTTGTTGGCGATGATCAACCGAGATCCGAAGAAAGGGCAGCGGTTCAAGCTGTCCGATTTTTTGATTTTTGAGGATGCGGAGGCGAAACAACCCAAGAAGATCACTGATCCAGATGCGGTGAAAAATATGTTTTTGGCGATGTCGAAGACAAAAGTGGTGAAGAAGGAAAAAGGCGATGGCAATAACAATCGGTGAACTTGTAGCCAAGCTGAGAATTGACTACAAAGATTTTACCAAAGGCCAGCGCAAGCTGGTCCGTGGCGCAGAGACCGCTGCCAAGAACATCGAACAGCATTATGAGGATCTTGGCATCCATTCTTCTCGCCATTTAGATTTGATGCGCGAGAAGGCTCGCCGTAATTTTGCCGCCATCGCCAATAGTGCGGAAAGAAATTTCAATGACATAGTCCGTGCTCACAAAGCCATGATGGCCCAATTGGCGACCATTGACAAAATGCAGCGGGTGCCAGATGCCAGGGCCGCAGAACTCCAAAAAGCCTACAAAACCCTCGGCGTTCGTCCCGCCACGGAAATAGAAGCTCAAAAACGCCAACTTGAACAAGCCTATAAAATGGCGGCAGAAGCCTATAAAATGGCGGCAGGAACCGCAGGATATGATACTGCGGAAATCCTGCGTTTGGAACAGGCCAAAAACGCTGGAATTGCAAAGCTGGACCAAGAGTTGCGGGCACAGCAGATCGC